CTTCTACACCGTCCAGCGTGAGCCCCTTACTTTTGCCATACACATACGCATAGTGAACCAAGATGCGTGGTTCCTGTTGCGAGAAGTCAATAGCCGCCCATTGTTCGCCCTCTTCAGGCAGAAACAAACTACGTATCATGGGTCCGAGCTCTGGATCGCGTGCTGGGATTTGCTGTAGGTTTGGATTATTCATGGATATACGTCCTGATACGGTGCCGCCGTCGTCGGATCGTATTTGGTTGATGTGGCTATGTATGCGTCCGTCAGAGTGGCAATGCTTCATAATAGTATTAATAAAGGTGCCCGACGTTTTATTTAGGTTACGCGCTTGCACAATCAGCTGTGGTAGCTGGTGACTGTGATCGCTAAGAAATTGTTTCGTGAACGATGGCGCGCCCTTCTCGGTCCGTGGGTAATCTATGCTCAGAGCCTCAAAGGCTTTTGCTATGGACGCGGCAGCCCATATTTCGATGTCGTGGCCCACAAGTTTCTTAACGTGCCCCAGCACCTCTTTTTCGCGCTTCAGGAGCGAATTACGTGTACGCTCCACTTTATCTTGGTCTACACGGACACCGCGCCATGTCATATCTATCAGACACGGCAGTAGATCGAGCTCAAGATTAGCGATGGGCCACAGATCTTCTTTACCCAGCTGACCAGATAAATAGTTCCAGAGTTCAAGAGTAAGCTCGGCGTCACCCTCAGCATAAGGCCCGACATACATGGCTGGCATTTTCCAGAGCTCGGCTTTTGGGTCCAGACCAAAACCGCGTGCAGCTTCTATCAGGTTCTTTTCAGACTTGACCTTACCCAGATGATCATAGGCCAGCGCGTTTAGGCTATAGCTAAAACGGTTCTCGTCTAAGAGTGAGGCTATGAGCATGGTATCTATGATACGTCCGTTGATCGTAAAACCCATGCGGCGTATCCAGCCAGCATCATACTGGGCATTGTGCATAATTTTATCCGCTGGACTTTCAAAAACTTTCTTTAGCCACTTGTTTACCACACGCTCATCAAGATTGCCGCCATACTTGTGGCGGATCGGTATGTAGCCTGACCAATCACTAACCGCTATGGCATAGCCAACGACCTCGCCATCGCCCGTTGCCCAACCAGCGCCCAGCGTTTTAATGTTTGGATCGCGTGTTTCAACATCTATAGCTATTTGCTTGGCGTCAAATATGTTTGGCAGCGCACTAGGCGGAAGCCACTCAGACTTTGGCGTGTCAAACGCCAACTGCAACGCCATTATTTTTCTCCTCCAAGAGCACCGTAGCCGCAGATATCAAGCCAGCTGTCCTCATGGTCTGGTGTTTCTATCAATCGTGACAGTTTGACAGCTATCATACATTGGTAGGCTTGCGATACGGTTACCTCTCTTTCTAGTATAACAGACCACATCTTTGCTATGCGTTTGTGGTTTTCATGCGCGTCACCATATGCTTTAGCGCGTGGGCCGTTAATCATCTTCTCGGCTTTCTCTAGTATTTGCTTCCTGTTCATATTATGTAACTCCTCAATGCGTCTTCTGGCTCGATTAAATATAAGTTTTTTTTAGTTCGTGTTACACCAACGTAGAATACACGGTGCAGTTCGTCAGGGTCACTCTCTGCTGCTTTTGAGGCGGCAGGAGATATATCGGTAAATAGCACAACGTTTTCGGCCTCGCCACCTTTTGATCCGTGGATCGTGGATAGCTGTATACGGGGCGTGCTGTTGAACTTTTCACCGCGTCGCAACAGCGCTGTAATATACGCACGCTCGCTGTCGGGCATTTTGTCCATGGCTTCGTGCCATATCATATCTTTCGTGGCCAATAGACCATGATGCTGCTGGAGCTCCTCAAGACCTACCGTTTCATCGTCCGCTAAATGCGGTAGCTTTTTAAACCCACGTTTTACACGCTTACCTACAGACATATAGGTATATACGACACGCGCTACAGGGGTGGCTATCGCACGCCCCTTACGCATTTGTTCCCAGCCGTTAACCGCTTCACTTATCTTTTGAGATATGGATCGATGGCCGTGGTACGCAAACAGATGGCCACGACTACGTAATGTTTCTACCATATCAGACAGAAAGTACCCCGCTTGCGCCAGCACCAGCCATGTGCCCTCAGAAAAGTCTAGGTCATTTATGTCATACACACGCTTAAACGTGCCCTCATCAGGACGCGGTAGATATGTTTTAGGTACGCGCTTATGTATACGCTTGGATATACGTGAGGCTATGGGGTGTATGTTTTGCGGCACGCGGTACGATTGTTCAAGCACCTCGTACCCACCAGCAAGACCAATAAAATGTTCTACATCTGCCCCCGCCCACTTATATATGGCTTGGTCATCGTCGCCAGCACAGTAGATCTTTTCCGAATACTTTTCTATGACATGGGCTACGTCCCATTGTAGCGGCGATAGATCCTGTGCTTCATCAATAAAGCTGACGCTAAGGTTAGGGCAAAAGCGTGAGCTCTCATTTACAAACATCTCCAGCATATCGGTAAAATCATACAGACGCAGACGGTTCTTGTAGCTTTGTAAAGACCGCGCTACATAGGATAGTGTTACCCAATCCACCGTGCTATCTGATTTATTGTATTGTTCTTTTAGCGATACCTTACGTAGCCGTGCTAAGTTTATAATGTTTAGATAGGGGTCACTGTTGTTTGACTTGTCTAATATGTTTTCATCTTCATTGACCTTATCTACAGTGATACTAATACCTATAGCATTAGATAGCTCACGATAATGTTCAGGTTGCATGATTTGTTCAGCACGAATACCCGACAACCGTAGCGCAAAGCTGTGTAGGGTACGAAACCAAGGCAACTGGCTTTCGTTAAAACCAAAGCGCTGGCACGCACGGTCTACTGCTTCATAAGCCGCTTGGCGTGTAAAGGCAAAGTATCCTATCTTAGAGGGTGGTATACCTTGCGCTAACGCTTCATCGACTTTATTCAGTAGTGCTGTTGTCTTCCCTGTACCCGGTGGCCCGTATATTCTGAATATCTTTGTCTGCATTTAGCTCTTCTATTCTATTTACTATGACACGGACACGCTCGCGTGACAGCCCGTACTTCTTTCCTATAGCGGTAAGAGTCATGCCCCTATGCTTTCTAAGGTTGTGCATCTCTTTGTTGCGCTCTAAAAACTTTAAATCCATGTGCTTACCCTGATATGTCAAACTCCCAATCTTCCTCAAACTCTTTCATGCTATCGTATCTTTTTACAAAAAGGGGTGTTGTTTCGCCAACCCATGCGCCTATAATATTGAAATTAAAAAACTCCAAAGCCGTTTCATAATCCATACCGTCGCGTTTACACAAAATAGCAATACACTCATCTTTATCATACGCTATAACATCTTCCATTCCAAAACGCTGCGCCACGCCAAGGAACGCTTTATCAAATCCGTCTGCTTTTAACATTAAAATACCTCTTTGTTTTCTTGAGCACCAAAATCAGGAGCATGAAGCTCCACGTTTACAGCATCAAAGGACGGTATCTGCCATACGCGAATAGGCCGTCCTTTAATCTTTAAAACCACACTCTCGCCACCCATATCGCGCAGACGCTGCGCTATCTTGTGGCTCTTATACTCAAAAAACTTGTTACGTTTTAAAAACGCATCAAAGTCTTTTAGTCGAAAGTATGTTTTTTGTTCTTCTTCATCGGTCCATGGACGCTTGAGTAATATTTCTTCTTTATCCTGTGCCTGTTGCATATGACGGCAAAACTCTTCCAAGTGATCGTAGAACTGCCCTGTGATACTAGCGTCCTGTGCCACCTCTATAATAGCGCTCTCGTTGTCTTTCATCTCTTGCATCAGACTACCTATACGGTTTTCCCATATAATTTTGGAGACAGATCGTGGCATAAAGTTTAGTTGCTCCATGCAAGAACGCTGAAAGGTAGCTTGGTTTAGTAGCGCGTCGGTGTCCATCTCCAGCGGCTCACCGTTTACATCGACAAACCACACAGGCGGTGTAGAGTTATATTTACGTAAATTTGCAATTACGGCGCCTTGTACGGCGGCGCCTACACCGTGTTTACGTGTAAGACATAGTGTTTTATTGCAATGCGCATTGATAGGCGCGTCACTACATTTGTATACGTAATCTTTCTTTTCAAGCTGTTTTGCTACAATATTTACCTCATTTAGCGGTAGCGGCGGATCGAGATACTCCATATTGTACTTTAGTATCTCGGACTCCCAGCTGTCTGGATACGCCTTGCGTAGATAGACGCCCAAGTTAAATAAACCGTTGTTACGACCGCCCTCTGATATTTTGTTCTTTGCCAGTATCTGTAGGCATGGTGGTCCATCTGTAAGCTGGTGCTGTTCGGCTTCGCCCCCTATCTGTAGCTTTGTTACTTGTTCGGGCGTTTGCTTGTATTGTTCGTAGAGTTCAATAAACTCGTCTAGGGTAGCGCTGGTGCCATCATCTTTGATAGCATAACGCAGACCGTCTTCACTATTGTAGTAAGGCAAGTTAAGAAAGTTGCCTACATCATCGCGGTCTAAATGTAATTTTATTTGCTTTGGAAAGATCTCACTGCCACCATATCCCAGTGCAGCGGATATCTGTTGTAACGTAAACTGCATATCCTTGGCGTCAATCCACTCTGTTGTAAATAAGAAACAGTGTGCGCCACCTGACTTAGAGCGACATATAACCAAGGGCAGTTTAAGTTTTCTAATTTTATCTATTAGTGCTTTGTGGTCTAGGGGGTACTGATCAACATCAATACACCCCCAAACACATCTGTTGTCTTCATTGATGGGTATGATACCAACGGCCCGACCTTTACCTGACAAGTGCCCTTCCCACAGTTCTTTTGTCCGTGGTTCACGTACTATTGCAGCGCGGCCCGTGCTCTTACCATTTAATTGCTTCTTATCAATCTTGAACGTGCCGTAGGCTAGTTGTAGGCCGTTAAAGATAAAAGCAAATTTATCAGCTGAAGACATGATACGTTACTTAGAACGGTATCTTATCTTTAGAGTCTTCCTCATTCTCACGTTTTACTTCAACGGAGCCCGATTGGACACTTTCGGAGAATGATTTAGCTTGCTCATATGTCGCTAAGTTTCTGGCAAACTGTGCGGGATCTTTCTTTTGAGTGTCCTCATCAAGAAGCGGTCCTTCCAGTTGCATTTCCCAACCGTG